CGGGGTGTTGTCGTCTCCACCGATTCCGGTGACTGGGGCGGAAGACCCAAGAGGAAGCGAAACAGCTGTACCTTTTTGTTCCCAAGGTCTTGCAACAGTAAAGTAATCTCGTTCCCAGCTGACGTGCTGGAGGGTCGTGTTGGTAGTGGAATCGGCTCCGGAAGTCGTGTCGATGGTAAGTTCGGTTGTGAGATCTTGGTCTCTGAAGAACTCATTGAAGATGAAGGCGTACGCTCTGAAAGGGAGAGCTGAGACTTCAAGTCCGTCCACTCCTGTGGGAACGCCGAGGTAATCAGCAAGGCTCCCAACAGCAGCACCGGAGCCACCGGAGAAAGTAATGGTCGGATAAACGCTCGCATCATCGCCATCTGGGCCTCCTGTAATAAATGATTCCCAATCATCCCATATTAAACGATTGGGTACGTAGAAATGATGTAACCGCACATGAAACGGGTGCATCACCGGAGCAACAAGTGGGGAAAAACGCACTAACACAGAGCTTGCCTGCTGCATAGTGTCTCCAGGCAACACTTCCGTTAATCCACAAGGAAGCAGTTGACCTAAATCGCCTGCAAATAACCTATAGTGGGATAGTGAGAATTTCGATCTTTTCATAACACTCTTTCCTTTTGAGCCTTATCTACCTTCTTTGCGAGCGCGCGATTCTTATGATAGCGCGCTTGAATAAGGGCTTCTCGTAACGCCGGGGCCTTCCTAAACGCCGGTATTTTTGTATTGCCGTATATAGTTTCTGACAGGTCGTGCACTTCCTGATTTGGCGGGACCGCCTCGATTTCAAGATCCGTGTACTTTGCCACCTTTTCTCTGACATATCGCCCAAGAGGCCACCATTTCCCTGAGTGCCGCACTGTTCGTGGCACATGTGTTGCGTTCTTCTCCAGCAGGGACGAGGCCAACTCCCAGCAATACGGTTCCGCAATACCTGGTCGATTGCTTTTTGTCGTAAATTCCGGGTCTCTGCCTTCGAGCGGCACATTGCGTGTCCACCCTTTCGTTACATAGCTTGAGACGTAAGACGCACTTTGTACTGACACCTCGCCGAGGTACACATTTCCCATGGCCCACACGTTCCGCACGTGTGAGCAGACAACACAGCAGTTGCTGTCACGCTTTGTGTACTTAGTAATACCGCGCCTACAATTAGGATGCCCAAAAAGAATAGCATGATAATGTGGGCGATGGCTTTCGCTGCCATATTCACCAACCGCGAAGTAGCGGAAACCTTGCTCATTTCTTTTCCTCATCTTTTTGAAGAACAGCTGGAGGTCACGCTTATTTACTGAAAGATCCTCGGGTAGATGCTCATCGTTGAATGTTAACGTCAAGAACGTATTATCTTCATATAGACTCGATTCCAACACAATCCTGTTTGTCCACTCTCTCCTTTTATTTATCCTACATGTGACACATTGGCCGCACCCGTAGGCGCGGCCTTTTTCAAATACTATTGGATAAGCGCATTTCATCAGAACCTATAACCTATCCTCAATCTTCCGCGCCTACGCCTCCCATAAGATCTCCTGCCGGCCATTCCACGCCGGCGACGTACCATACGACGTCTAACTCTTCTTCTCCTATAAGCCATTATTATCTCCTATAATGTTCCCACGGCCTCTTCCGTGGTGATTGGAACCAGTTACCGGTCATCGGTTGATATCGCCAGTAGTGGCCCTTTCTCAGCTTAACCGGTGGATGCCGCTTCTGTCCATACATATCTGCAATCTGGTTCCGAATCTGCCATTGAATTGACGGTATCCACATATCTTCCGTCAGCTCTTTTGCTTGTTTTGATGGTACTCGCGCCCATCCTTTTCCAGTTCGGACCCAAGAGGAATCAGGGACAGCTCCAAGTTCCTCAGATGGTCTAGGGCCTGATACAGTTCGTCTTTTAGGCATGGTGATAACCATCCCTGGTGGTGCAGCAAGCTCCGTATCTGACTGGCCGTCAACGAGCATTGGGCCGCCAATACCTGTACGGGGCACTTGTCCTGCCTGCTGGTTACGCGCAATTTGTGAAGCAAGGAGTCCATTTCTAAGCTCCATATTTTTGATGTTCAGTTCTCGGACTTTCGCGTTGTATAACTGCATCTGCTTTGATTTACCCTGAAACGCCGTTTGCATAGCCCGACTAATATCCTGACCGCTACGAGCAATGCCTGAGTGATCAGCACCCAGAGCAACCGGTGAAGCAGTATGGGTAGATGCACCAACAGCAGCAAGAGGATGGATCCCAGAACGTTTAGCATCCGCCACGCGCCATTGAATACCGTGTTTAGCAAACTCACGTTGCAAATTAGCATTTTGAGTAAACATGCTTTGCGCATGTCTCTCGCTACGCTTAGCAGCGCGATTCCCCATGAATGCCGATATTCCTGCACCAACTAATTTCCATAACACGAGATTCGGCTCCAATAGTTTCTATTTTTTCGTTTTCTTGACGACCGGCCTTTTCCCGTTCTTTGTAGGGCGTGCATAATTTCTTTTCGCTGTTTTCTTCTTACGCACAGTGGAATCCCGAATGGCCTCGCGAAGTGCAGCGAGCTTGGCGTTTTCCCAGCCAAAATCCGTCTGTCCGAGCGCCTCGTACTCACGACGCTCCTTGGGACTTGTTGGGGACGGGGTGTGTTTGCGTGCCATCGGCGGCGATCCTCCAGTTGTAATATCTGTCGTTGAAGCGGAAGCAGCCTAGGTCGGCTAGAGATGGTCAGTGGCATCTCGTTCCGCGTTCTTAATGATCTGCTGGAGCGTCGCCGCCTACGGGCCATCTCGTCAACCTTGTTCGGTGTCACCTAGCACAGTACGTATCAAGTATGTACTGTGCATGTTAGTCCGATGTTTCTCTATCTGGGACACCGGGAACCCTCTCTACGTTCGTTGGGGGAAAGGGAAATCCCTTTCCCCCTGAAGAGCCCCCATACCCTCACTAGCGGGGAAAAATGAGGTATGAAGACCCTCACCAGAATTAATCCTTCCGCCGGACCAACCTGGGGGAAGGAAGGCCCGGCTCCAGGATTAATCCTTACCGCCGGGCTCGTTGTTGGGGGGGACCGCGTGAGCTGGAGTGTCCCCCCCTTCTCCCCCCGAAACTGGGGCACTCGACTCGGGGGAATCTTCTACAGCAATGCCAAAAGACCTAAAGACTCGCTTAAGAGAATCAGCAAGACGAATGTCCAACTCATCAGGCTCGTCGTCAGCGGGCGTTTCTCCGTCAAGATCGCCGTACTCGTCTTCCTCAGGTACGTAATCATCTCCGATGTCGAAGTCATTAGCCTCTTTATACGATTCTTTATAGGCTCTTTCTTCGGAGATAAGACGAGCGATGTCGTGGTCACGGATTGCTTCTTGAATTTGACTTGTAAGGCCTGCTTTTGTGCGGGCTTTACTGGTAACTGCAATGGGTTTTTCGTCCATGACCGCGCCTTGACCGGCATTGGGAAACCTCTTGTCTCTCTCTCGTGGTTCTCTCATCGTGCCCTCCTAATTAAAGAATACTGGAGTATCCAGTCTTCGACATTGCACGTCGTGCTTGAATAGAGTGGTTCACCATAAAGTACACAGTGTCATTAGTTGTACTAGCAAAAATTTGCGTTGCATCGGGTACGCACTTAACGAAATCCCCATTAAGCGCCGGATCCGAGGAATACGTGTTCGCAATATGCCAGTGCTTAAGCGCCGCCTCTCTGAAATCTCCCGCCACTCCTGACCACGCATGTCTATATTCGTCGTACCTATCTCCATAACCAAATACCCCTTCTGGCGTCGCATGCCCTGCTTTAATTTCCTTATTTAAAATTTCTTGCTGGCCAATATGTGCGAGCTCTTTTTGGAAGAAATCTTCCTTAACTCTACGGTTCCAGTGGCGTTGCAGACCATCCTGATAGATTGTTTTGGGACGTATACTAATAAGTGATACGATCCACCCATGTTCTTCGAAGAACTTCCTATAGCGATTAGAACGCATCGCGCCAATGCCGTGTCCCTTGAGTTCACCAACGTTAGTTCCAGTCCCTTCTGCTGTCTGCAGTACCTCAGATATTTGAATAGTTTGTCGCCCGCCTCCGAGATACTCTGGTCGGTCGAGTCTTGCATCTGACGGCATAACTCCACAATAGCGAAGATATTCTGTGTAGCGTGATCCATATCGTGCCCTTGCTTCCTGGTAACGCTGTAATCCTAGCACCTCTCTCAGTTCAATAACCGACGCCGCTGTAGCGTTCGTAAGATCAACGCGTATGTTTGGATATCCCGTGTTGTTGGGGTCTTCCTCGACGAGGATGCCTGAACTACCTGAACTACCTTGAAAGTACTTGGCAAATGAGCTTGCCGCCGTTCCGTCCGTCTCTCTGACATTTACCGGTCCTGTGATCGGGGTGTTGTCGTCTCCACCGATTCCGGTGACTGGGGCGGAAGACCCAAGAGGAAGCGAAACAGCTGTACCTTTTTGTTCCCAAGGTCTTGCAACAGTAAAGTAATCTCGTTCCCAGCTGAC